TAACATTCGAATGTAGAACCCTCTATCTCATATGGGAGTAAATTCAGTAACGTCCCTACATTCCAAACCGGGTTGGATATATCCGGGGTAACGGCCTCGATCAGTCCTATACGACCAGCGTCATCCTCCATAGAATGCAATGAGTCAAGGTACTTGTCTCTGAAGCCGATGGCGGTGGAGATAGGGAGGCCGGCCTCGACCAGCATCCTCCCCTGTTCTTTTGTGGTGAATATCCTTTCCTTCATAATTTCATTTTCCTTTCTACTGTAACTATCGTATCATTATGCCATCCCCCATGAGCCACTAGAAGAATCTCCTGCTGCTCGAAACCAAGCCCTGCCCCTATACCGCCGGAGTTCCATGCGCAGGTAATGACCACCCCGCCCTTCTTGGTGATCCTAGCTATCTCATTCTTCTGCCTAGCCCAATAACTAGATTGCGTTGTTTGCATATTAACAGCACCTCCAAGTTTTTTATACGACTCAGATACCTGTCTCGCAGAATATGGTGGATCATATAATACCATATCAGCTATATTATCGTCAAGATGACACAAGAAGTCCGTGGCGTCCTTATGATGCATAGCCTTAGTCTCAGGATCAAGATCGTTGGTGATCGTCCCTATATCGCTGTTTCTGGCGAATGGATCTACTATAACCATTCCGTCTTTTTTATATCTATCTATAAGTTCTCTTATCGGTTTTATGCTGAATGTCTCGCTGTTCGGCATTGACCATGTCTTGTTTATGATCATATCGTTGCAATTGTGTTCTCAAATTATTTGTTAAAAGTGTAATATAAATATAAATACATAAATTGAATAGGGCTATTCACCATGCCCTTATCAGTAGGATCATCGTATTTGTCAAGCCAAAGACGAAGCGCCTCCCAATCGATATCCTTACGGTCACATACCATGCAGGCTAGGTTAGCCCCGAACGGCTCCCCGCCGCCGCTCAGCGACCTGTTAAACCTTTTGGCTAGTCTTTCCTTGAATCCCTTACTATACCATATCCCGGAGGTAGCGGCATAACAATAATAAGCGTTGTATTTCATTTTCACACCCATCTTCTCAAATAAAGGCGTATGCCATATCCGGTCAAGGAAGAATACTATTCCACGATATATGAAGGTTCGGAGATTTTTCCTGTATTCTTTCCCCAAGAAATTATCCACACAAGATATAGTCCCGCCTGAATAATACCAATTATTGGCGCCTCTCTTAACCTTATCCGTCATCTTGAATTTATTCTTTCTGTCTTCCATCCTATCCCAAGGTTTCAGCTTATCCTCATTAAATGTCGGGCAATAATGATAGTAATGATTAATCCACGAGAGGTAGGGGTTGTATATCGTGTATCCATTATCGCTGACATATGAGTTCATATCATACCCAAGTTCCTTGGCTAGAATAGATCCCTCATCAGCTAATACCTTCAATATCGGGTTCAAGTTCCATATCTGATCTTGACTGACGAACATCGAGTAACATGGATCCTCATCCTCCCCATACCATCCTCCCATCCCGCTCACTATTTTATCCAAATCAAGTGAATAATCTTTCCCGGGTAAAAAATCATCTCTAAGAAAAAAACCTCTATATGGGATCATATCATGTATGCCGGGTTGGTCGTCAAATATGAACTTAGCGTTCTCGGTCAATCTAATCAATGTTTGCAAGACAGAGGATATATCTATGGGTGCATATTCACACCCATAGACCTTATTATTTATCCAAAGATATTGAAGAAGCTCGGCTATATTAATAGTCCCGTCCTCCACATATCCTGTCTTGTTATCGAAGTTTATTTTGGCTAGAGGTATATTACTCCCTTGCGGTTGGTCACTTTTTTCATTACAACAATGCACGAATCTGCTAAAGAATATATCCTTCCAGCCAAAATATTTATCCCTTATCGTCATAAGCCTATTTCTTATCGTATAATGACATGACGTTAATAAGATCAGCCTTTCTAGCCATCCCCTCAAGTTTGTTAAAGCCATCCATATTATCTCCACTGACGATGATAGTAGGATATACCTCTATACCGTACTTGGATATCTCCTCCTCCGTGGCTTTGTTCTCCGGGATCTGGTTCAACGTAACCTCACCCTCATACTCCTGTAACGTGTTGGCGATAATATACCGCATGTAGTCGCTGTACTCAGCGTCTTTCTTCGTGAAAAAATCAATTCTTACCATCTCAAATAGTTGTTAATCTGTTAATAATCAAATCAGCGGTAAATATAGCATTATCTACCTCATCTATACTCATCTTTCTCCCATCGAAATTGTTAGATAATAAATCCTTGACAATCTGATATCTACGCTGCTCCCAATTTACGTCTACATCAAAATTCAGATTCTTTACATAATCATAATTTAATTCATTATAACTGTAACTGAGATACTTAACTATCGGGAATAGGCTATCATCAATAGTGCGCTTGATTACATTAACGTACCTACCTGTTCTTTTGTCGATAGCTCTTAATCCCTCATCTACTACTCTTTCTCCTGACTCTTCCATTCTATTAATCCTTTGTTATGTTTATCATAATGTAATAACGCTATAGCGTTCCAACATACCGCAGATAGATGCATGAATCCCTCCTTATCATATCTCTCCCCTTTCGTGTAAGCGACCAAGTGCCTCATGAGTGCACCTAGATACCGATTGAATCCATCAGGTATATCTTGCCATGAGTTATCAGCGTACTTCTTGGCTCCTTCCGTATATACCCTCACGATGTCCTCTATCTCAGCCAAAGGAAGGAGGTCCCACCGGAGTTTACCGTCGGCCCGGTCGTTTTTCCCGCTGCCGTCTTTCCCTATGGCGGACTTATCCGCCTTAGCCATCGTTTCATCTTTGGCTTTATTACATGCATTATAAATATCCTGTAAACTAGGGATGCTGTAATCTGTCATTTTATCTACCGTCTCCTTATCAATAAGTTTTAATTTAATAGCCCTATTTAACGAGACAACCATTTCTTCATCAACCCAAACATATTCATATGATGCTTTAAATAATGGGGCTAATTTCATTGTTCTTGTACGATCAGCTGTTTCAAGTACCTCAAATACCTCGCCATCATAAACAACTTTTTCATATTTGCTAAATTCTTCTTCCATCTTAAACTCCTTTTTGTTTTATTATTATTACTGGATCATCATTAAATGGGGATAATATCCCAATATGCAACAATATATTGCGCTCATCGCCCTCATTTTTATCGGCTTCAATAGCATTGATATTTGATTTGTTACTAGATATAATGTTACTATCTATATTAGGATCATTTTTGATTATAGCCCATCCTTTTATAATAGGTTCATGCCTCATTAATTTAGCGACATCTTCTTCTACCAACCAATATTCCTCAAAAACAGTATCCGGATATTTGGCTTTTATCTCCTCGTAAGTATTATACCATGTCATATTTTCGTAATTTAGATTAATAAAATTCACTAAGATCCCTGCATTCTGGCGTCTCACCTGTCATAGAGTAAAGCTCACCAGATGATAGATGCACGCAATGAACGGTCTTCCCGTCTATATACTCACTTCGCTTCGTGATCCCACAAATAGCGTAGCGTTGGATCCCCGGACCCGCCTTTATCCACGAGTGCCGTACACTCCTCTTCCTTGTCCTGTTGGTGTCATTAAGCTTTCTCATGATCAATCCTCCAAGACCGTTACAATTTTATCTTTCCCGATAATAGCCTCATTCCCGCTCCTTACATCAAAGCATCTCCCTTCATCTGCCTCCTTGAAATAAAGAACGCCATTGTACTCGAACAGACCGAAGCCATAATCATCTAGCTTCATCTCGTTAAGTCTCTTTAATTTATACACCTTTCCCATATCTTTTGTATTTATATTTTGTATTACTAAGCACATCAAGAAGATAGATAAGATCGTTGCTATTATCCCTCCATAAAATTCAGTAAAATCATCCTTCTTATTCCCTTCTATTATCAAATAGATAGAAGCTGCCATCATTATAAAGGCAAAGACTAGCCCTATCATAACATTTTTCTGTTTTTTAGAAACTCCATCATATCCTCCACGCTAAGCTGGAAGCCGGCAGCCTCCTTATGACCTCCTCCACCGGGGTTGGCCTTGCGTGCCAGCGCCGAGACATCCACCTCCTCCTTGGTGGTATAGAACGAGCATCTGAAGAATCTGCCGTTCCAGCAAAATGGCATCATCAAATCATGTTTTCTAGGATCGTACATAGACTCGAATGTGGTGGAGTTAAACTCCGTAGTATTCATACATATCGCCTTGTATCCAAATATATCTGCCTCGAATGAGAACATCTTCATTTCTCCTCTGTTTTTCTCGATGATATATTCTATTATGGCCTCGCCATTTCTTATCATATCAGAAACAAACTCGCCATTCGCCTTGTTTAGCACCTCCCTGACCATGTCAACGTCAAGCCCGCAATACCCTCTCATCCCATATTGGAATGAAAGAACGTCACTCCATTCGAAGCGATCATGATCCCATACATCATAAGCGCTCAATAATTTTACCACGTCAGGTATTTCCTTGCCGTAATTGTAAGGAAGAAGATCAATGTCCCCTTTGAAATACTTTTTTACTATAGCCGCTGACATTACTCCGTCAAGATCAGCCTCATGATATATACATCCTGTCATAATCTGTTGTTTTTGATTAAAAAATCTATGTATTCTTTTATATCCTTGTTCCTATCATTATCCCAGTCAAATGTCTCGTTTATGAATTTGAAGTACGATACTGGGATCGAATGCAACATCCACCCACAATATTTCCCGAATGTCATTACCATAGAGCCAAGGGGATGATCTGGCCTCCCGGGTACAGGGGAGGTGGTAATGCCCTGCGCCAGCCCCCTCCTTCGGTCTTTCTTGGCGGCTTTGATATCCAGATCCATTTTCGTTACCTTATCCCCCATCGGGATATTGGTAATTAGTTTATCGCCGATAAACATTCCCCATCCATATCCTTTGTAGTTCTCTATGCTAAGTTCCCTTATATCACCGAACCTTGACGAGTTGTTGCAGCAATCAACAACCAAAGCGCTATCCTTACCGTCCTTTATCCTGACAGCTCTCCCAAGCCACTGATAAAACGAAGAGAACGAAAATGTCGGTCTTCCTACTATCACGCAATCCAGACCCGGATGATCGAATCCCGTACCGAGGGCGGAATAGTTGAACACTACCTTCGTCTTACCTGACTTGAACCCCTCGACTATAGCCTCCCGCTGTTTCTTTGGCGTGCCTCCGTGAACCACTTCCGCCATGCCAGCGCATATCTTTGCGTTCATCCATTCGGCGGCGGTATTGCAGCTCTCAACAGAATCCATAAACACCAGTATAGATCTGCATACGTCTTTTAATACCATCAACCGACGTAAAATAAGGTTGTTTAAGCCATTTTTTCTCACCGCCTCACTAATAGACTCAGCCGTATATTCGGAGCCGTTAGAATTGAGTTTAAGGGCATCTCCATTGAAATCCCATGTCTCATACTTAAGAGGCGTCCAAAATCCTTGCCTTATCATCTCCTCTACCTGTATCACGTGAATCAGATTCTTGAAATACACCGGTCTCATACGAGTGATGAAATTAAGTTGGGAATATGATGTCTGTCCTATCGACATGTTTTTAAGTCTACATGGCGTGGCTGTAAACCCTATCACCTTTCTCGGCTTCAGCTCATTCATGAATGTCATGAACTCACTGCCATCCTCAGGACTGTATCCGGCATGAGCCTCATCTATCAATACGTTTCTGATTCCCATCTCCTTAAGCTGACCAACAACTTTCTTGATAGATCCTAACGTGGCATATATCATGTTAGATAGCTCTTTCTTGCCACAGGAAGCGGAGTAGATGGTCGCCGGTATCCCGTAAGATGTGATCTTGTCGTGGTTCTGTTGCAGCAATTCTTTTGATGGTTGTAAAATCAGCGTCTTATCTCCCATCAATCTAGCCGCTTCTGCTATCAGAAGTGACTTACCGCAACCTACAGGACCTATGATCAATACCGGATCATGTCTATCAGAGTTTATGTAATCGGAGATACTTTTAACACACTCCTCTTGATATGGCCTTAATTTATATGTCATCTCTGTAGTTATCAAAAACGTCTTTCACGTACTCTAGTCTTATCGCACATTCCCGCCCATCGTCCATTTTTACCATCAAAATCTCTTTGGTCTTGCTTATGGCTATCACCTCTCCTGTTCCTATCTGGGTATGGACTATATCGCCTAGCTTTATATTACATTTGATCATGGTCAAGTTTTTTGTTAAATTCCTCTATCTTGCTCCTATCTGTCTCATTCACCATCTCAGCCTCTTCCTTGAACATGTCATACCCTTCCCTGATATTATCCCCAACCATACTCTCTATCATCTCCCTCATCTCGTCGCTCCTTACGGCAAAGGATATTTGAAATGATTTACTTGTGCCTTTCATTAGATAATCAATTTCCTTCTTGCATTCTGTCATCAACCGATCCAGATTATCGAACTTAACGAACTTAGAGTTGCCATTGGCTTTCCTTACCCCATCCTTGAAATCCTCCAATATCCCGTTAAACACATCTGCCATACACATCATGGAATGTAGCCATACCAACATATTGAATTTATATTCATTATCAGCGTTGTTCATCAAACTCACCAAAGACTCGCTTTTTGTCAACATGATCTTCGATTCCCGGTCTACGATATCCTTTATCTCCTGCCGGCATTTCATGGCACCAACGAAATCCATTTTAGAATAACATTCATTTGATTTCTCTACCAATTTCCTAATATCCTTTCTAGACATCAGAAGATCCAATACCTGTTTTTCTCTTTCGTTTTTATCCATAATCATTTATTTATTGACACAAATATAATTAAAGCCTAAATATTTACCTAGGCTTTTTAATAAAGTTAATCTTTTTTATTCTTTCTTTTTGACTCATCCCAATCCGATGAGTACCTGCATGTCCCTTGTTTGTGGATCGAGAAATCGCACCAAAAACACAAGGGCTTGGGGCGGGGTTCAAGGCAGGCCGGCTGGCGTCCCATGAGGTAGCGCTTCTCGTACTTATACCCCTGTTTGGCGTCGTCCCAAACGTGAGCTTGATAGCTATCTATTTTATTTGTCTCGAAATCATACATATCAAGGAGAATATCGTTAAGCTCCTTGACCGACCTCTCTACTTTCTCCTTATCTACCTTCACGTTCTGATTGTCCAGCATGCGGGTAAAGAAATAGCTGCACATATCCGGTAATACCTTGTACTTTCTCAGTATGTAGAAGGCGTATATCGGATGCTGGAGATTATGAAGCAGCTTGTCTTCATCGAATAACTTTCTCCCGGACTTCCAGTCTATCGTATACATGGCTATCCTGTCCTTTGTCTTATACTCTCCACGCCAGTCCACCGATCCTATGATATGCACCTTATCGTACGTCACGCCATCCAAGGTAAGTGGCTTGGGTAGCTTATAGGGCAGGACGAAGCTCTCCTCCACGCCGGCCGGTCTCGACCCCCGGACCACCTTCTCCATTGGCGTAAGATCAGACCATACCTTCTTATAATTGCCAGCAGCATCCTTCTCAAACAACCCCACAATCCATCTTATTAGCCTAGCCGCATGTTGCATAGACTCGATCTGGGATTTTACGCTATCAAAAGGGATCTGTTCTATATCGGCGTAGTAATTGAAAGCCTTACTCATATCCTCATAAGAAGGTCTGCATCCGTTCTTGAAGAAATACTCCATCGTTTGGTGGATAACCGTACCATATGACGTAGCCTCATGCTTCTCCGTGGACCTATGACCCTCCACGTAAGTCTTATACCATTTATATGGGCACTGGACGAACGTGTCTATCTGCGAGTAAGAGGCGGCGAGAACCTTTTCTCCGTTTATAACCTTACATAACAAATTATTCTCCGGTATTACCATAAAGTTTATCTATATTTATATCAAGTCCGTATAAGTCTATTAATATATTTTGTAGACGGTGAAGATCCTTAATCTGAATAGGATCGCTTAGATCGTCTTCCAGATCCCTAAGGCTAAGATAATACCCATCATCAAAAATCTCTATAGATATTCCGTAGCCTCGATATACATCCCGCCCCTTATCACGCTTGAAATAGATAGTATCAAGTATATTATCATCTATCTCAATAGGCATGACATCATCTTCCCCGGAATACCATTTCATTATCCCATCATCAACCTCACGTTCAAGGACCAATGACTTACTTTCATTACGCATACCAGTAACGCACCCTACCCTCCATATATTGCCAGCCTTGTCTTTTACAAGATCCCCTATCCTTAGTTCTTTAGCCGAAATCATACTCGTCCTCCTCATTGTGATCGTCATCGCAATCATCGACAAGAGGGGTCTCTAGCCCCTCTTCCCAATCATCATATCCGAAATCCATTATTTGTCCTTAAAATAAACATACAACATATCAGTTAAACTTCCTACCGTTATTTCATCGCAAGGGGTATTGCGAAACACCTCATCTGGTATGTATTCACCTGTCATCTTTTCTATATCCATTATCAATTCAACAAGATCCAATGAATCCATAGCCATATCGGACGATAGGTTACTATCTTCCTTTATGTCTTCAATATCATCAAACTCAGATATTTTCGCAAATATTGCGTCTATCACTACTCCTAATACTTGATTTCTTTTCATAACTCTTAAATCGATATTTTTAATCTTCTACCTAATTCTTTTTTTATATCTGATATTCTTTCGATGTCCATCTTAACATCTCCAGTAATAGTATATTCCTTATCCATCTTCTTAGGAGGATCCGGGAGTCGGCTTACGGCGAACAACCATGCCAGCTCCTTGTTCTTATTCTCCCTAAGATACAGATCGGATGTCATGCCATACATCTTTATGATCGTATCGAATAACGTTGATTCCGATAAGCTCATATGTACGCTATAGACATTTGACGGCTTCCATATCAAGTTATCCAACCTCATCGTATATTCACGTTTAAGGTCTATATGGGATATTACGGCCCTTACTATAGGTTCTTCTTTGAAGTTGGTGTTAGCCACGAACCATACGAGCCGTTTCTCCACCTCCTTGATAGCTCCTGTATCCTTACCCATATCGTTATACACCCCAACTATACGATCCCGGATCCCCTCGACCTCCGGTGTCAGACCGGGTGTCTCTATCAACATCAGCAGCGACCCTCCCCTTGGCGTTATCTTCCACTTCCCATTCTTATGAAGCTCGATATAACCAGACGCTTTATAACTATCTATTTTCTCCTTTGGAATGATGTTAGCCATCTCTTCTTTCTGCCGGATCATCAAAAGATACCCGACATCAGACATCGTTAATCCTGATGTCATCATCTGCTCGAAATTTATATACATATGCAAATAAGTTAAAATATTGACCTAATCTTTCTAGCTACCCTCTCGACTATATCGGGATGATCATTTCCGTTATATATATCTATTAGCGTTTCTATTATATGTAACCTTATGTTTTTCTTTGATGGATGAAACCAAAAATCTCCATTTTTTCTGTTTACAGGTTTGAACATCTTCAGTTCTGGTATAAGATAACGCGCTACACATGATCTTTCGGCAAGTGATAATTCAACCGCTGCCTTTTCTATTACTTTACACATAAACGTATAATTATCATTCTTTATTAGATCGTAAGCCCTTGTCAACACCCTAAGGGCGTCTGCTTTCGATAATCTCTTTCCCTTTTTCATATTGTTTAACTGTATAAGATTCATTAGCCATACCAACCCTACCAACTGATATGGATTGATTTATTGATTGATTAAGATGCCCTATAACCGACATCTTGGCTCTAACCGTATTAGCGCATCTTAGAAGGATTCGATAGTCCTCTAAAGCCCGCTCGTACCTTACATCCACCCTGGCTCTTTTATCGGCGTCGGTCATACTCTTGCATGTCCCGTCTTCTCTCAGGCTTATAGCGATCTTATCCCGTATGATCCTGATATCATCCTCGGCTATCACCAGCTCAGCATCAAGAACACCTTTGTAGGAGCTAAGAAGATCCTCTACCGCTACAACCTCCCGCTTCAGATTCTCCAATTCCAATACCATAGAGTTGTCGTTCATCCTCTTATACTCCTGAACTTTTTTGGATACCTCCTCGCAGATGTTAATGATCTCCTTTTCCCGTTCCCGGTTGATGATATATCTAATGCTGTATTCAGACATCTCCTTTAAATAGGATATAATCTCCCGTATGCCCATCTTATTCTCGGTGGAGAAGTTGGCTTTTAACAACATCTCCATGCCTTTCATAATAACAAGCAAATAATTCTTTCTAAGTCTCATGATTAATATGGTGTTTCGTCATGTACTACATTAAAATCATCGCTAGGCGGTATGTATTGCTGCTCCAATGGAATACTGGGAGGCGGGGGCGGTAGTGTCACCACGGTCGTATCCGGCCTGCCGCTACCTACAGGGGCATCCGAGCCTCCTGGTCTTTCTTGGCGTACCACACCTCCGTCAGGATAATATCGCTCATATCCTTTCATGATATCCACATGTATAGCCTCAATCTCTTCTAACGATCTCTGACGGACTTTTACTATATGATGGAATATAAGTCCATCTACACGGAAAGAGCGCCTTGATTCACTCTTAA